TATATGCAGAAATCAAATCACTTTTTGCTAATAATTTTGCTAATATCTTCTGTAACCCGCAGAAACATTAGAGTTTCGTCAGGCAATCAAACTAACGACCTATTGAATTGTTGCCTTTTCCTCGCGCACGCGTACTTCCGAATGTTGTGTATTTGTACCCTCCATTCCTTGGTCGCTTACGCTTGTTTGTACTGCCTTCAATGCGTCCACATAACTGCCTTCCGCGCTGTGAGCAATCTCCATTCTATCTCCGAAGTTCTTTGGAGACATTCTTGCTGCTGACCATTTAAGCCCATCGATTGCGGCTTTTAACATGGAGCTATCTTTGTATTTACCCTGCAATCCTGCCAACGATATTTCCGCAACGAGTTCTCCATAGTAGTTGCCGCGCTCTTCTTTTGCTCGTTCATATTTCAAAGCAAATACTGGATCATTATTTATCCAGTTCTCAATTGTTTTGCTTGAAGGCATATCCTTTGCCTTACAGACTTGAGCGCATGACCGACCATTTTTGATTGCATCTAAAAACGCCTCTACGACTTCAGGTGTTTTCTTTGTTGGATAACTCATTAAACGTTTTTCCTGTTCCTTCGTTTGTTGCATCTTTGCCCGTAAATTCTTGCCAACGCTTTACGATAACATCGACATAAATCGGGTCTAATTCAATAACATTTGCATTTCTGCCCGTTTTTTCGCAGGCAATTATTGTTGAGCCTGATCCGCCAAACAAGTCTAAAACTGCGTCACCTGACTTGCTACTGTTGACCAAAGCTCTTTCAATAATCTCGACTGGTTTTTGTGTTGGATGAACGTATTGGGATCGTGTTTCTCGGTTACATTGCCAGATATCAGTCTCAGACCGACCACCATACCATGAATGTGCGGCGTCTTTTTTGAATCCATAAATTATAAATTCATATTGATATCTATAATCTTGCCAACCCATTCCTCCAGACTTTTTATCCCAAACAATACAAGATGAAACGTTCATTTTGGAATCGTTTATTTTTTGATAAAATCTTGGGTAACTGTCTTTCCAATTACAACAAATATAAAAACTTGCGCCCTGCTTTGAGGCAGTGAATATGACGGGCAAAAATTGGTCAATAAATGAATCGAAAGCACTATCCGACATTGCATCATTTTTGATGCCTTTTCGCAATAGTTCGTTATTACCTCGACTTTTATAATCCGCGTTATATGGCGGATCTGTAAAAACTAAATCAACTTTTTGGTTTTTTGTTACTTTATCAGCAACGTCCATCGATGTGCTATCACCGCAAATTAAACGATGCCTGCCAAGCACCCAAACATCACCTAAAACGCTGATAGGTTCCTCAGGTAATTCAGGAACAGCATCTTCGTCTGTAAGCCCTTCATCCACCTTATTTGCATCTGCTAACAAACTATCAATCTCGTCAGCTTCAAATCCTAAAAGGTCGGTATCATATCCCTGATCTAAAAGCTCCTCAATTTCAACTGCGAGCATTTCTTCATCCCAACCCGCATTTAAAGCTAATTTGTTATCAGCTATCACATAAGCCTTTTTCTGAGCCTCAGTCAGGTTCTGAAGCATTATTGTCGGCACTTGTTCCAAACCAAGCCTTTGTGCCGCCATAAGCCGTCCATGCCCCGCTATGATGGTACTGGTTTCATCAATCAGGATAGGATTAGTCCAACCGAATTCCTTTATGCTTGCCGCCACTTGTGCCACTTGCTCATCGCTATGAGTGCGGCTGTTTCTTGCGTAAGGAGTTATGTTGGTGATGTTTTGATATTTTAGTTCTATTTCAGACATAAAAAAACGCCTTTCGGCGTATCTGTTCCAATTTTGATAAAATCATATATTAACCGCCCCCGCTTCGTCAAGCCCCTTTATGCCAATTTATTCTTGCATTACTTTACTTATGCGCATATTATGGCATAGTAGGGCTGTTTTTAAGGCGTTTTAAACAGCCCTGCACGATAAAGGGAGTTTAAAATGAAAAAATACGAAATTGTTTTTGAAGCTATTACCACGATGATTTTCATGTGTGGAATGTTTGCTTTTTTCTGGTTCATTCTTGCAGTATTTGGCTAATGTCTCAGCTTTGTGAGGATTGCCAAGGTTGCGGAGAAGTAGAGCAGGAATACGGCGTTCCTGACTACTTCCACGGCGGCTATCTCACAGTTAGATTAATCGAATGCCCTGCGTGTGAAGGGCTTGGAATGGTTAGCTCGACTGACGAAGATTCTTAAAAGCCTCTTCCAGATGGTCTAGCGACATTCTCAGTATTTCGGTTGATGCCTTCGGGTTTCTCTCATGCCTTTTAGCCCATTGCGGTGCGCTATAATCGTAGACAACAATATCCTCTAGACATTTAAAACTTTCTGTTCCAAGCATTTTTTTGAGCTTATTATAATCTTTGAGCGCAGAGTATCCGTACTCGCTATTATCGGTGTTAGAGCCTGTTCTAAGCTCATTGAGGCTTGCCGTTAGCTTCTGCATCCTACCAGTGGCGCGATAAAGTGCTAACAGCATCTCTGCTGCATTAAACTGGTTTTTATTGATATGCCCATGTTTTAAATAATAATCAATCCATCGTTGATCATTGACTCTAGTGCGTCGTTTGCCTGCTTTACTAGTCTCGACTTTCTCGGTGGAGTGATGTTGCAGAAATTCAGGAGTTGGCTCAACTGGTTTCCGAGTCATTGGTAATCCAACCCTTTTGAAGTGCTTCTGCATAGAGCATCGGTTTATTGCGCTTGCAATGGTCGAGAAGTATTGCCGAGCCGAAACGCCTGTTGAACAATTTCTTAGTCATTTCTTGCGGCCCTATATTCTCGACAACAATCTCGTCATTCCATCTCTCTCCTCTCAGCCATGTTTCAGGTAAAGGGATAAACCTTTTATCCGTTCCTTGCTGTTTGTGATACTCATTAAACTTTTCCAGTTTTGGCATTAATTCAACCGCAGAGATCTTTTTCATAGCTTTTCTAAATTCGCTGTAACTTTTAGCCTTTCCCTCTTTGCGAATTACCTTTTCCCAAAACTCATCAAATTCAATTTTGAACATATTATTTATGTTATTTATGTTTATACTATGTTTTGGGTGAACCTTAGCTTCAGGGGGGGTACTGAAGCTAGGCTTCACCCCCTCCTGAACGAGCTTGTTCAGTACTGAAGGAGATTCACCCCCCCCTGATTCACTCTTAATCTGGTCGAAATTTATCCGATATTGGTTGTGCATATTAGTGTTATTTTCGCCCCTGATATGAGTGCGGGAGATGTAGTTTATCTCTTCAAGATATTTTAGCTTTATCCTGACAGTTCTATCCGTGCAATCTGCGCATTCTGCAAGCCATTTTACAGCGGGGTAAGCGTAGCCCAACTCTGGATTATACCTATCAGCAATACCAATCATTATTAGCTTTGCGATTGGATCGTCAAATCTGTGTTTGAATATTTTTGCAACAGCATCAACGCTCATTCGTCAAACCCCATTTGCAATTCATGCCAAGTCTCGCTCCCACTACACCTCTGGCAAATACGGTTTCCCTGATGAAGCGAATAAAAATCTCTGTCACATCTGAGGCATTTACGGATTTTAGTGCGCTCATCTGGTACATCGTAGCCGCTATTTTGCCCGTTGCGTCTGAGGTTTCGCTTTTCGGTCTTTCGTCTAGCATTCATGTTTCCCTGCAAGTAAATCAAAGAAATCACACATATCAAGCACCACCAACTCAGGCTTGTGATCTGCCTTAATAATCAGCAAATCATTCCCATCTATCCAATTATAAATCTGCTTAAAACCATTGCCTCGGCATTTCACTTCTGCATTCCATCTAATTTTATTAGAACTTTTGCCAAGGATAATGTCGCCTTTAATCGAACCACCGCCAGATAGAGGCACTCTTATTGAAGCATCTAAGCCATGCTCAATTGCTTTCAGGCGGATATTATTCTCTGTGCGATAACCTTTATCACGCTGACTTTTGCCCATCGCTTTCCCTTTGCACTATCCAATCGTCAACTGAGACTTCACCTTTAGTTTTTTTGTGGATTTCCATGATTCGCTTTCCACTTGGCACGGATAGCGAATACATCCATTTGTGAACAGTTGCTTGGCAAACTCCAAGCTCCTTTGCAAATTCGCTTTGCTTCATTTCATTTTTTACTAGATATTGATTAAGTTTCATTGATTCTAACTATATGTGGTGGTTTTACTTATGCGCATATATACTTATATAAACGCATATTTACTCTAGAGCAAATAAAAATAAAAAAAAAGGTATATTTTAGGCATTTTATCGAATAAGTTATGCCTATGAGTAAAGATTTCAGTCGAGCAATGTTTATAAGTCCACATCTTCAAATTGATGATGATTGGGCTATTGCACCTCTGTTTTTGCAAAATTCAAGCAGACAAAGTTTTTGGGCGAAAACAAGGCGGCAGGCTGTTCTATTATGCCGAAAAAGACAAACCGCTCCCAGAAATCCTTTTTTTGTAATTATTAAATCATTAATAAACAAAAGGATCATATTATGTTACATCCAAATCATCTCCGTTTTTTGCGGGATAAGGTTGGGTTATCGCAAACAGAAGTAGCGGAAAAATTAAATATACATCAGGCAGAATATTCAAAGATCGAGAGTGGAAAAAGACGGGTTTTTAAACATATTACTCAGCTTTGTGAGATACTCAATTGCACAGAAAAAGATATTTTAAAGATCGATTTAGAAACGGCACTAATATCAGAAAATATTCCTGTTTACGCATTACCGACTCCAACTGGTGATGCAATCAACTTTGATAAAAAAATGAGTTCAACGGCTAAAAGACCCGTGTGTCTTGACGAATCTGTAAACGGATTTGCGATGTTCAACAACGGAAATTGCGTTGAGCCACGTTTAAAGCATGGAGACTTTATTTATTGTGACCCTGATGAGACGGCTATTATCGGTGATATTTGTGCTATCGCAACCATGCGAGGCAATAAACTAGTCGTAGTCGTCCGAGAGTTTATGGGCAATGATAAATGGCTAAATCATCAAACTGAGCTTGTTGCTGAAATCATTGAGCCATTTATGGTCGCACCAGTACTCGGCGTCATTTATGCTCGTTAATGCCTTTTTATGTTGACTATCAGGCATAAATAGACATAATGGGGTCATGGATAATTTATTTCTCCATGATTCCTCCCCAACTCAGCAGGCATTTAACGTGCCTGCTTTTTTTGCTGATTTAAAACTGTCAGAGAAAGCACTTGCAGAGCGTCATACCACTATAGGCGGCTCAGATATTAATGTTATTGCAGATGGCAAACCAGAGGCAATAACCAAGCTCTATGAACAAAAGCTAAATAAAACATCCGATGATCTATCGATGGTCTGGGCGGTGTTGATGGGGAACATAACCGAGAGCCTAAATACTGAATGGACTCAGGTTAAACAGAATATTTTAATTGAAGATCGTCAACGGGTGATAAAAGGCATAAAACACCCTTTTATGCGATGCACGTTAGATGGTTGCGTTTATGACTATAAAAACTCTGTAGCAGTTTTTGATGCCAAGTTCACAATGGGTAGACCCCTAAAAGGTGAAGAATACTCCGAAGTCATTCCTAGACTAATCAAAAAATATACACCTCAGCTTCATTGGAACGCTTATCTTTTAAGCGAGGCGATTAATGAGCCTGTCGAGTTTGGGCTGTTGTCGTTTATAAAGTCTGGTAACGAGCCAACCTTCCACGAAATTCCTATAGAAAAAGATTATCAAGAGCATTTGATAAAAATGGGAAGCTATTTTATCGGTTGTGTTGAGATGTGTGTTCCACCGCACGAAATGCCGATTGCAACGCCCCCTACCCCCTTAAATGAGCGAGTAAAGGTAGA